AGGTGACAGCTCAGACAACATTCCAGGAATTAAAGGGTGTGGTCTTAAGACTCTACAAAAGAGGTTACCAATAATCTTTGATGACAAAAAAGTAAGTGTAGATGATATTATTAAATATGCAAATGAGCACAGGGATGAAGCAAAGATCTTAGGCGACATATCAGACTCATCAGAGAAGATAGAGCTTAATTTTGATCTAATGCAACTAAGAGAGGTTGATATATCTGGTTATGCAAAGACTTCTATAATGGATATTGTAAAGAGGCCAATACAGAGGTTAATAAAGTTTGAATTCTTAAAGATGTTCTTAGAAGACAGAATAAACAGCACAATGAAGAACCCAGAATTTTGGTTGCAAGATACATGGAGAAGTTTAGATTCATATTCAATAGTAGAGGATAAGGATGAGCAATAAACTATCAGAATACGGATATAGCTTTCAGATAAAGATACTAACATGTCTGTTTACTGATAAGGCATTCCTCCAGCAAATTATAGACATCCTGCATGCCGAGTATTTTGAAAATGATGCAAACAAATTCTTAGTAGATATTATAAGAGAATACTTTAGTGACTATAAAAGCTCACCAACTAAGGAGGTTCTTAAGGTAAAAGTTACAGAGATAGATAATGATGTCTTAAAAGAGACTGTAATATCTCATCTAAAAGATGTTTATAGATATATTGGCTCTGAAGACCTAGACTTTGTTAAGGAGCAAACACTAGACTTCTGTAAGAATCAAAACTTAAAGAATGCAATTGTAAAGTCTGTAGACCTATTAAAGAGTGGAGAATATGATTCAATAAAGTCTTTAATTGATGATGCTATGAAGGCTGGTGCAGAGAGAAACTTAGGTCATGAATATCTAGTAAACATTGATGACAGATACTCAGAATCAGTAAGGAACACATGTACAACTGGATGGGATGTAATTGATGAGTTGGCAGATGGTGGCTTAGGTAAAGGTGAGCTAGGAGTAATGGTAGCTCCTGCAGGTATTGGTAAGTCATGGGCACTTGTAAATGTAGCTGCAAATGCAGTTAAGGCTGGAAAGACTGTGTTACATTATACACTAGAGTTAAATGAAGCATATGTTGGACTAAGATATGATAGTGTATTTACGGGAATTGCAGCACAAAACCTAAAGTACAATATAGATGAGGTTAAGGAAACTGTAGAAAAGCTTACAGGTAATCTTATTGTAAAGTACTATCCTACAAAAGGTGCATCAGTCAATACTATTGCAGGCCATATAGAGAGGTGTAGAATGCAAGGCATAGATCCCGATCTAGTTATAGTTGATTATGCAGATCTACTAAGAGGTCAGGGTAAGTCAACTGAGCTAAGGATCCAGCTAGGTAATATATATGAAGATCTAAGGGGTCTTGCAGGTGAACAGGAAATACCAGTATGGACAGCATCTCAAGCGAATAGGTCTGCACTCCAAGAAGACGTAATACAGGCAGATAAAATTGCAGAATCATATAGTAAGATAATGACTGCCGACTTAGTAATCTCTTTGTCTAGAAAGATAGAAGACAAGGTTGATGGAACAGGTAGATGGCACGTCATTAAAAATAGGTTTGGTCCCGATGGAATCACACTTCCTAGTAAGATGAATGCAAGTAATGGACACATAGAGATATTTGCACAATCATCTGTACAAGGTAGGGAGGTTCAAAATACGATGGACAACCATGAAGAGACAACAAGGAAATTACTTAAAAATAAGTTTCAGGAACTCAACGAAGAACAGGCTTAATATACATATATAATGATATTTATAGATACAAAAATAACAATAATAAACGGAGAATAATATGGCGCTTTTTGAAGAAAGAGTGCCTTTTAAGCCTTTTGAATACCCGATATACTACACAGAGGGTTGGCTTAAACAGGCACAAGCTTTTTGGTTACACACTGAAATAGCAATGCAGGGAGATGTTAAAGATTGGAAAGAGAATCTTACATCTAGTGAAAAGAATTTAGTTGGAAATATACTTTTGGGCTTTGCTCAAACGGAATGTGCAGTATCTGACTATTGGACTGGGATGGTTACTAAGTGGTATCCAAAACATGAGATAAGACAAATGGCAATGATGTTTGGCTCGCAAGAGACTATACATGCAATTGCATATAGTTATCTTAATGAAACATTAGGCCTTGAAGATTTTGAGGCATTCTTACATGAACCTGCAACAGCAGATAAGTTTGATCTACTAATGAATACTGGAGGAGATTATACGCATGAAGACTTAGCAAAGTCACCAGAAGCCAGAAAGGATGTTGCAAAAAGTCTTGCTATATTTTCTGCATTTGCAGAAGGTGTGAGTTTATATAGCTCCTTTGCAGTACTGTATAGCTTTCAGATGAGAAACATGCTAAAAGGTGTTGGCCAGCAAATGAAGTGGAGTGTAAGAGATGAATCACTTCATAGTAGGATGGGTTGCAAGTTATTTAATGATACATGTGATGAATACCCAGAGTTAAGAGGAGAGTCTAAGGATGCAATAATTGAAGCTGCAAGGCTAATCGTAGAATTAGAAGAGAAGTTTATTGATAAAATGTTTGAGATGGGAGACCTAGAAAATCTAAAGGCATCTGATCTAAAAGAATTTATTAAGCAAAGAACAAATGACAAATTAAGGGAATTAGGGTATGAAAGTATTTTCGAAGTTAATGAAAAGCAAGCTGGCAATCTGGACTGGTTCTATCACCTTACTGGTGGCCATACTCATACTGACTTTTTTAGTATTAGGCCTACTGATTATAGTAAGGCCGGTGAAGATGATAATTGGGATGATTTATTTTAAGAAGAGAAGTTACAAATGAAAAATTACGCAGAACACTTAGGTTGGGAAATCGATGTAGACTTTCCAAGCTGGGCAAACAATCAAGTATATGTACAAACAATATCAAATGGATATTTGTATAATGGTGAGAAGCCTAAAGATGCATACTGGAGAGTATGTACAACAGTAGCAAAGAGGCTAGATAGGCCTGAGCTAGCAACTAAATTCTTTGACTACATCTGGAAAGGGTGGCTATGTTTAGCTAGTCCAGTACTAAGTAATACAGGACTAGAAAGAGGTTTGCCAATTAGCTGCTTTGGCATAGATGTAGCAGATAGCATTGTTGATATTGGTAGAAAGAATCTTGAAATGATGTTGCTAGCAAAGCATGGAGGTGGAGTAGGGATAGGAATAAACCAAATAAGACCAGCTGGAGCTAAGATAACAGGTAACGGAACCAGTGATGGAGTAGTGCCATTTTGTAAGATATATGACTCAACAATCCTTGCAACAAATCAAGGTGCAGTAAGAAGAGGAGCAGCTAGTGTCAATCTAAACATAGAACATCCAGACTTTGATGATTGGCTTGAAATAAGAGAGCCAAAAGGCGATGTAAATAGGCAGTCACTTAACATGCACCAGTGTGCTGTTGTAGGTGACAAGTTTATGAGAAATCTAGAGGCAGGTGACCCCGACTCCAGAAGAAAGTGGATGAATCTACTAAAAAAGCGAAGGCAAACAGGTGAGCCATATATACTGTATAGAGGTAATGTTAATAAACAGAATCCTGAGGCATATAAAAAGAATGCACTAAAGGTTTACATGACAAACATATGTAGCGAGATAGTCTTACACACAGATGAAAGCCACTCATTTGTTTGTTGCTTAAGCTCTCTTAATCTTTCAAAATATGAAGAATGGAAAGATACTGATCTAATATATACTGCAACTTGGTTCCTAGATGGAGTATTACAAGAATTTATCGAAAAGGCAAAGCATAGACAAGGTTTTGAAAACTCAGTAAGGAGTGCAGAGAAAGGTAGGGCATTAGGCTTAGGAGTGTTAGGATGGCATACATACTTACAACAAAAAGGTATAGCATTTGAAGGTTTACCTGCACAATTTGAGACAAGAAGAATCTTTGGACAAATTCAGACCGAATCTGATCAAGCATCAAGAGACTTAGCAACTGCATTTGGTGAACCGCTATGGTGTGTAGGAACAGGAAAGAGAAATACACACTTAAGAGCTGTTGCACCAACAGTTTCAAATAGTAAGCTTGCAGGTGGAGTAAGTTCTGGAATTGAACCAATACCTGCAAATGTATATACGGAACAAAGCGCAAAAGGGACTTTTATTAGAAAGAATAGAGAACTAGAAAAGGTACTAAGAAAAGCCGGAATAAATAATAAAGAGACTTGGGACAAGATACTTGCAGATGGTGGAAGCGTCCAGGATATTAAAGAATTGGATAAGTGGTGTTATCTTGACAATAAGCTAATACTATGTAGTGATGCAGGCAAACTAGATGACCCTGTTTCAGTTAAAGAGGTTTACAAAACATTTAAGGAAATTAACCAATTAGAATTAGTAAGACAGGGCGGCATTAGACAAAAGTTTATTGATCAAGCTGTATCTTTGAACCTTGCATTCCCAAAAGAAGCTACACCAAAGTGGATCAACCAAGTTCACTTAGAAGCATGGAGGCAAGGCATAAAAACTCTATATTATTTTAGAACAGAAAGTGTTCTTAGAGGAGATATTGCCGCTAACGCCATGAAGGAATGTGCTGTCTGTGAGGGATAAACACTATGGAACCAATAGAAAATCTTAACAAGAAGATTAAAGGGTTACAGAAAGAAATAAATAAAATACAGGAACACTGCAGTCATAAAGATCAAGACATGTCTTTTGTCGGAAGTTCAAGCAGTATAATGTGGGTATGTAAGGATTGTAAAAAGGAGATAAGATGGCCATCGCAGGAGGATATAGACGAATTCGTTATGAAAAAGAAGTAAGGTTAAGTAATTATGTAGGCAAGACACCACTAGTTCCAATTAGGCTGGGAAACTATACAGTATGGGGAAAGTGTGAGTTTATGAACCCATCGGGATCAGTTAAGGATAGAATGGCCACATATATTCTTAATGATGCAGAAAGAAATTTGCTAATCATGAAAGGTGACACTTTATGTGAGGCAACCTCTGGCAATACTGGGATTGCTTTTGCAATGTTAGCAGCTGAGAGGGGATATGCCATGAAGATTATTATGCCTTCAAACATGAGTGAAGAGAGGAAGCAAATGCTAAAGTTCTATGGCGCAGAACTTATAGAGGTAGAACCTGGAGACTTTGATGGAGCAATAGCACTAAGAGACAAACTGTGTACAGAGAATGGATGGTTCAATTGCAACCAATTCCACAACCCACTAAATACAGAGGCACACTATAAAATTACAGGACCAGAAATACATGATGCATATGATGACTTGACCGACTCTTGGCCACAGGCATTCGTTGCAGGAGCTGGTACCGGAGGTACAATTATGGGTGCAGGTAGGTACCTTAAGGAGCAGGTGCCAGGAATAAATATAATAGCTGTGGAACCAGCTGAATCTGCAGTTATGTCTGGAGGGTGTCCTGGCTTACATGGAATACAAGGTATTGGAGATGGAAGCAAGTTCTTAGTAGACATGAATCATATAGATTGTGTTATACCAATTAAGACTGATTGTGCGAAGGCAGTTGCAAGGCATTTAGCTCTAAGATATGGACTATTTGTAGGAATATCAGCCGGAGCTAATGTGATGGCAGCATTCCAATGGCTAAGAGATAATAATAGAAGAAATGCAATAACAATACTTTGTGATAGAGGTGAAAGGTATTTTAGTTGCTTATAATTTTTTTTATTCACAAAAAATTGTTATATTAAAGTATGAAAAACAAAAACATGAAACAAGGTTGTATATTAGGTGCTGGACCTGCTGGCTTAATAGCTGGATATTACTTTCCAGAATACACTATATATGATGAAAATCCTCTAGGCCAATTAAATTTACCATTCATACCTGGACCAAGACTATTACAAAAGACAAGTTGGTTTGAAAAGTTTATTAGAAGTGTACTAGATGATGCTGGCCTACATAGCTACAGAATAAAAACAGTAGTTGCAAGTGTTGGATATGAAGATGATGGCGAAAGATACCCAAAGCCACCCCCTGGGTTTAAGTCAAAGTATACAAAGCTTACTAGGGGAAAAGGCAAGTCTGAGGCAAGCTACTTGTCAGAAGGTAAGAATGAAATACAACATCTAGAGATAGAAGACATGGGAGAGGATAGTTATAAATTCCTATTCAAGACACTACTTCAACTAATAGAAGGCAGGGGTCAGCTCATAAAAGAGAAGGTTACTTGTATTGAGCCAGGTGGATATGTTTTCCCTGGGCAGCCTAAGTTCTACACCACAATTATAAACACACTCAACCTAAAGCTACTAGCAAAGATTTGGGAAGGTGATCATCTAGATAATTATGATCTAACAACACTCCCAAAGTGCTTTTATCAAACAAACAAAGGTGAGTATTCTAAATACGACTATATCTATGGCCACTCTGAAGGTTGGTCAAGAAAGACATACTTTAAGGACTATATGGTGTATGAATCTGTAGATCCTATAGCTCCACCATATCCAACAATAAATAAATTTGAAGGACTACCAATTCAGATACAAAATAGCATAGACATAGATAAGATAGGCAATGTTGTCATGCTAGGTAGATT